CATCGCACTCGCGGCAAGCGTCTGGCCTAGCGCGGCATTAATAACGTACTGAATACCTAGCTTTATAAGACCGCTAATTAACTGCGAAACGCCATCACGCGCGACAGACTTTAACGTTTCTCTTAAATTTTCACCTTTTGCAATCGCATCGCCAATACTGTTTGCAACAGCATCGGTAAAGCCTTGCATTGTGCTACCGATAATTTCGCTAATGCCTGCCATGACACCGCGAAAATTAGTTACATATGATTCAAGCGCTGCAATCTGTACATCCGCCCATGTCGCATCGCCAAGCAACATATTTAACTTAGCTTGTTCAACGCCAATTTGATTAACGCTAATAGCGTATGCTTCGTTTGAAATAATACCGTCGGCTCTAGCTGCGCTCAAAGCTTGCAACGACATATACAGCTCTTGCTGTTTGCCAATAGTCTCGCCGTAAATTCCGTTATAAATATCCTGAAATTGTGCGTCCAGTTGATTCGCAATTAAATGTTCTCGAATAGCTTCTGTTCCTGCTTTTATCGATTCGTTACCTTTCGCATTTATGTCGATACCTTTTGCGCGCAAATCATTAGTAATTTGCATCATCTGTTGTTCAATTGCACGCTCCGCTGGCAACATGCGTAACAACTTTGTTTCGTCTTCCAACTCCTTATTAATTTGACGCAAAGGATCAACAGAATTCAAATACTCTTCACTGGCTTTAAATACTGCAATGCCGGCTTGTTGTGCTGAAACAGCATGCTTGGCAAGTAGAATTTCCGTCGCTGTCTGAACGGCATTGTAAGTACGCAGCGGCCCTACTGCTTCTTCATAAATGCGATCTAATTCAACTTGCGTTGCGGCTGATTTCTGAATTAGTGTAATGCGCCGTTCAATCGACGCAGACTCTGCTTCCGTCAATGCCTTGTGCTTTGACGCAAACTGAATTTCAATTTGATCTAACTTGCCTTGAATTTCGCGCGCATCTTTCAACATGAAGAGACGTGACAATTCAGCATCTAATGTACTGTTTATCTTTTCAAGTGCTTTGCGTCGATCCTCAATCGCTTTTAATTCAGCTGGCGTCGGACCAACTTTAGGCGGCGTACCTGCGCCACGCAAATTACTGCCGCCAGTACCGGCAACTGTCTTACTTTTAAACGTCAAGGCATCTTTGAAAAAGTCACCCTGTTGCTCAAAACCTTTCTTAAGTGATTCTGCCCACAATTCACCAGCAGTTTTAAATTCCTTTCTACCTTCACTGACAATCAAACCGAAGTCAACCGGTTGCCACTTTTCTAAACCAACTTTATCGCGCAAGAAATTCGCAGCTTCGATTCCTTTGTTAATAAAGTCTTCAATAAATTGCAATGCTTTGACAAGTGCACTCTTAATCGATTCGGCAATGCCTGCGCCCCAATTAATAAACGCATCGTCTTTGAAAATAATCAATGCACGCAAAAAGCCAATGACTGTATCAATAGTTTGCCCAATTGCTACCAACGCTTTACGCGCATTCATCATACCGTCTTCAAAAAAGACAAGGTATCCAATGACAGAAGTAATAGCTATAACTAACAAGCCAACCGGATTTAACGCTAGTGCAATTGTGAAAGCTCTCACTGCTTTAGCGGCATTTAAAAACGCAGTAATTAAAGATCCGCCAAACGTCGCTAGCACCAAACCGCCAACAATGCTTAGAGCAAAACCAAGCTTATCTAAATTATTTGCAACGGCAATAATGGCCGTCGATAACCCGGCGGTAAATCCAGTCGCCTTATTAAATTCGCCAAATGCTTCTACAAAATTGTTTCGCAATACTGTAAACGATTGTCCTAGTGTGGGGATAGTTTTTCCAAATGTCGCGTCAACCTCTGCCGCTGCCGCTTTAAAAGCATCTGCTAAGACGCCGGCTGTAATCTTGCCTTGTGGTGCGAGTAGCAATAACTCGCCGCGCGTCACTTTCATTTGCTTGGCGATAGCATCCGCTGCACTCGGCATGAGTTCCATGACAGTGCGGAATTCATCGCCGTCTAACTTGCCTTTATTGAATGCCTGTGATAGCTGCAACAATCCTGCTGCTGCTTCACTGCCAGTTGCGCCAGAAATAATTAACATCTTGTTAACTGTTTCTGTTAATCTTAAAGACTCGGTTTGCGAACGTCCAAGCTGTTGTAACGCCCGATCAAATCGCGTAAATGCTGTCGCTGTCTCTTCTACCGGTGCGCGAGTACGGTTTGCAACGTCAAACAGCTTAGTTGTTAACTCAACTACTTGTGCTTCGCTGGTACTGACGACTTGCAACTTGTTTTGCAACGTCGTGAAAGCATCGGCTGTACGTAAGATCGCAGTCGCGGACAGGGTAACCCCGGCCAACGCCAGCGCGGAGCGCACATAAGTTGCGAGGCTGGAACCAGCCGTGCGCGTCGTGATCGCTTGTTTAGCCTGTGCCTGCTGCAGCTTCAGGGCAGCGAGGGAGGCACGATTAGTTGCCGCCGTGGCGTTAGCTGTCTGTACCGCCGTCTGTTGCGTAGCGGTCGCTAGGCGCGCTTGTGCGGTGGCTGTAGCAATGGTCGCCGTCTGCAAGCGTTGCTGCGCCGCTGCCGCTTGGAACGCTGCCTGTGCGCTTTTGGATTCTGCCGCCGATAACCGATCAATCGCCGAAACGTTTATAGTTGCCAACGCTGTTTTTAAACGCTCTATAGCGTCATAACTGTTGCGCGCTTGCGTTGCAATCAATTCCAACTTAGTCGGAATTGACGCCGCAACCTTATCGGTTATTTCTATAACATATTTTTCATCTGACATTAGGGTAATCTCAGCTTTAACGTGCGTCCAAACTTACGGCCAAGAAATACCGAACGCTCTATAAATCCTAATGGCGCTTGTCGGCTGCTACCCTGATTCAAGTCACGAATATATTCCGCGTTGTTTGATAAGAAAATCGTTTCGCCGGGTTTCTTCTGTTTTAATACTTGTGCGTGCTGTATCAACGCTTCCGCTGCACTAGCTTCATATGTTGAACCTTGACTACCTAATCGATAGGCGTCGATTTTCAAATCCCAAGGTTCTTCTAAATGCATTATCCAATTAGATATAGCGGTTGATTCATCAACAGGAGTTTTATGAACCAAATCTGTTCCGATGACTGTGGCGACTTCCGACACTGCAAGACTCGCCGCGATAGGAATATCAACGGCGAGTTTTTCCATTCTGTCAGCCAAGTCTAATAACGTTTTCATTTCGCCTGTGAAGTCATGCGTTGCAAATACGCTTTATCCATCGCTTTTATAAAATAAATTAAATCCTCTGTTTGTTCATCATCAAATTCAAATGCTAAAGCATACTGTTTAATACTTGTCCAAGGAATTGGTCCGGTACTAAATCCATACGAACGTTCCGAATCTAAATCAAAAAACGCCGTAATATAAATCTGCAAACCTAATATCAGTTCTGGCGCATTCACAATGCTGTCCGGGATAGGTTGCCCCATTTGCATTGCTTGCTTGATAATCTTAAGTTCATCCTTTCCAATACCAAGCATGTACATCAAAACTGTTACGAGTTTTTTGCGGCTTCTTCCCTCGCTTCGTCTTTAAACAATTCAACCGACTGCGCTTGACTCTGCAAATAATCATACAAACGCGGTAGCTTCTTAAAATATTCAATCGCATTCGGTTCAGAAAACGTAACTGTATTACCTTCCTTGTCCTGCACGTTGCGCCAATCTTTCAACACGCAACTAACGAAAATTTCCATGAATACCTTTTCAGCAAAATCCGCTCCCATCGATTGAATGTTGCCGCGAAAAGGTTTCGTCGCCTTCTCTAATGCCTTCGCATACTTTCTATTAGCGCGTCCCATTGACGCTATAATGAATACAGGCACGCTGCCGTCATCATTCGGCGCGCACTCGACTTCTACACCTTGAGCTTCTTTATTTTCGTTAGTTTCAAACGTGTCAAATAGCGACATAAAATGTACTCCAAGTTTGAGGCTGTGAAAAACTTCACAGCCCCCTAGAGTACAAGCATTACGCAGGCATTGCTATAGTTGGCAGATAAGGAAAAACGACTTCCAAAAATGTATAGCCGTTGATGTTCTCTGCGCCGGCCGGTTCCAGCGGAACCATAATCGCCGCATCCTTCTCGACATTCGCCCGACCACCGCCAAGTCCTAGTAACGGAATGTCGAATACCATCCCGGCATTCGCCGCTGCAAGAATGACGTTAAAGCCAACATCAGCGTTATTGCGAACCGCGCGCACTGCTGGCACCGTCGTAAAGTAGGCCGTAATACTGCCACCGACAACAAAGTTACCTGCAGTCGCTTCAAACGCGCCAAGCACACCAATGGCTTTATTTGGCGTGACGTTGTTGCTAATAGAAATTTCGCCTTCCGTGACGTAACCAAACAGCGCTGTAGGTAGTGACGTTGTAGGATCAAGTACATTCATCTTAATGCGATACACATTTGACGTACTGTTAAGCGCCGATTCTCCAAGCGCCGGTACGCGAGTACCAACCTTGATTACGTCGCCAACTTCGCCAGAACGCTGCGTATTATTTGCTGCCACGTACGTCAGATCCGCATTCATCTTTTCCGCTTCGGGAATGTGTAGCGTAAACTCGTTTGGTACTGCACCTTCAAGGTATTCCGCTTGTGTTGCGGTTGGACCTTGGCCTAACGTCCGTTCAATGTTGTACGAACGCCGTTTAATCAAACCTGATGCAAACGTTTCATTTTTCAAAACGTCGCCAAAAAAGATTTGAATCTTTTTACCTGTACTCACTTCGGCGACAGACGTAAACGTTGTGTCATCAAAGAAAATAGCTGCTGCGGTAATGGCTGAAATGCGTGCATAGCCCACATTGTTAGCAAACCGACCGCTGGCCAGCACATCGCCGCCAATAAAGATCCATTCGCCAACAATCAGGCCAAGAGTGTTGAGATTCGCTGCGGTAGAAGTGAGTCGCGCAACGTTGCCAGTTTTTACAATCGCTACATCAGCAGTTGGAAATTCAAATCCAACAACTTCAACTTTAGCGGCAACTGGCGGCGCGGCTTCGTCTACCAAACCGTCAGCGACAACGATTCCAGTAGCATCAGCGCTAACAACAGCATGGAGACCATTATTAGCAGCGTTAGTAAACCCGCTAGCTTTAACCAAGTAACCAGCCTTATTGAAAACAACCGCTGTTGCGCCAGTCGTATACTTGTCCGTTGCAGCCGCTGCCGCACTGACAACAATTTTCGCCGCATTCAATGGTCCCGTAGTCGGTTTCTCACGCAGATCTGCGAAAAAGAAACCTTGCATAAGTCTTGTGAGGTTATTCGCCGTAACGTCAATATTAAAACCACCACTCGCGTCAAGATCAGTAACGACGCCGCGCTTGTTCTGACGATTCGCACTGATAGGCGAACGTGCAACCATCGTCAATTCACCGCCGAAATCGGAATAGCTATTCGGCTCTAAGCCATACCAAACAGCATCTGCACCGTCAGCAGCTAGTGTGGGCAAAACTTTGTAACAAATTTCTTCAGCGAACGAAAGACCTGTAACGTTGCTGTCGATTTTGTTAATTGGACATGGAAGAGGCATAATAATTACTCCTAACCTATTTCGTCGAATTCAAATTCAGACACAACGTTGTAACGGTAGAACAAAGCTTCAGGCGGCAATGGATTTATTCTCGTGTTCCTAAACCAAATCCTTCCCGGTTCAGTTTGCTTTCCACGAAACGCACCACGCGCGATCATTGCAAGCTTTTTTCCTAACTCCGATGCAGTCGCTAATTGCTTCGGACAAAAAATCTGTACAAACACCAAACCGGCAATTTCGTAACGTCGTAATCCCGGTTGTTCAACGCAACCACAAAGCGTACATTGTTCTTCTGTTAATGTTGTTGTGGAAACACGCGCCCAAAATTTATCACTCGGCGGTTTAGCAGGTTCCTCAACATCAGGCCAGCGAACGTCAGGCACGTAACCAACTATCGCAAAAGTATTAGCCAGCCAAGCTGCGCTAAACAACGCGAATATTTCGTCTAAGCCTTCGTCGTATGCGACCGTCATCCTTCAAACTCTATCGTGTATAAAATCTTTTGACCATTCGGCGACAATAAATCAAGCGATGCAATTCGCAAAATAACACCGTCTCTATCAACCACATCTTTCAACGTTGGCTCAAACGGCACTTGTCCCATTAGTCCGGCAAGTTTCCCTGTCGGTACTTCAGTACCTTTCAAATACGCCAGCAATTTTCGCCATTGCGTATCATTTGTGGGCACAAAACAAATCTTAATATCTGGATGCGGTGTTGATGCGGCGTCCGTTGGTTTCCACGGTTTAAGCGGATCAACTGACGCGCCATCAATAATACTGTTCCATATAATTGACTGACCATATTTCGCAATTAGTCGTAACGCCGTCGCAATTTGTCTATCAAATTGGCCCATTAGCCGCGAAACACACTAAAAGTAAATGGGTTCCCACAATTATCGCCAATCAGCGCCGCTAGCAAAGCGTCAACAGCTACAAACGTTGCCTGTCCGCTAAACTGCGAACCGCTTGCATATTCGGTTTCAATCGGTCCAACCTTTTCACGAATAACGTAATCGATAGAGTTGCCTGAAATATTCGGCAACAACTCAATACCTTCGATAACTGCTATTGCCAATCGAATTTGAGCAATCTTTAGATTCTTCGGAATGCCTGTAAACGCGTCACGCGGAAACGCTAAAGATTGTTCATCGTCAATTTTATAACCAGCAAAGCAAGGTTTGATTTCAAGGTAATCCATTGCCTTGATTAAAGCGGCGTCTATTTCATCGTCAGACGGTACGGCGATGCCACGCGCAATCGCGTATGTCTTATACTCTTCAGTACTAACATACGAATTTGCGTCGACAACGCCTGTACCGTCTTCGATAATTAACGGCATAAATTAGCCTGCGTTGTTGTCCCAAGTTGCGCCAGCCGCGCGACGATTCTTTTCCGTCGTCAGTGCATCTAACACCGCTGCACGCTTCTTACCGATCTTTTCAGATGGTTCTAGCTTGGCAAAATCAGCGTCATTCAATTTCGACAATCCATTTTGAATGGCTTCCGGTGTGCCACTCAAATAACCAACAACGCTAAAAGCAGGTGTCGGCGGTGCTGCGCTTGCTGATTTCTTAGGTTCTCTTTCCTTTTCAGCATCAGCACGTTCTTTAGCACGCTGTGCCTGTCTCTTTTCTAGCGATTCCATAAAAATACCTCTTTTGAGTTAAACAAATAATGCCGGCGCTACAGCGGCAAGTGCTGCTGCAGCTACATTGTGTAAAGGACCATTTGCATGTGTGCCGTCATCTGCCGGAACGCCTAAATCAGTACGCCATAAACCTGTCTCTCGTGAACCCCATTGGTCAAATAAATCAAAATATCCATAACCTAATCCGTTGTGTGCTCTTAAATAATTGTTATACGTGCCGATTGCTGTCCATTCATCAGTTTTAGGAGCGGTATTACCTGCATTGGTTTTTGTTGGCGTTGTCG